CAAAATTAAATATTTAAAAAGAATTAATATTAAAAAACCTGAGTTTTTATCAATGGAACTTACTGCTGAAGATTTTAAAGATTCATTAGTTATCTTTGACGATACGGATTGTATCACTCAAAAAGCAATTAAATTAAAAGTTCAATCTATTTTAGGTTCTATCTTAGAAACTGGTCGGCACTTCAATGTCTCTGTTATTTATACTTCTCATATCGCAACGGCAGGTAATGATACTAAGAAGATTTTAAATGAATGCCACAGCATAACAATATTCCCAAAAAATATGGGAAATAAATCTTCTAAATATCTATTTGACCAATATTTAGGACTTTCTAAAGAAGAAATTAAAAAAGTTAAAAGTATGAGTGGTCGTTGGGTCACAATTGCTAAAACATATCCAATGGTTATTTTTGGTGAAAAAGAAGCATTTTGCCGAACTAATGTATAATTTACATAAACCTTCTTGGCATATAATCGGCAGGATTATGTCCTAATAAATGTGAACCACCTAAATTTCCTTGCGTTGTTCTTCCACTATTAAATGATGAAATTCCATCACTTAATAATCGAATAAATTCTATAAAATCTGTAAGAATTAATCCATAATCAACCTCAGCAACTTTGGTAGCAAATTCTTTTGTTTCATAAATTAATTTTGATCCTTTTCTCATATGAGCAATTTGTGCTGATTTAAGAGCAATATCCTCTTTAAGTTTTTGTATGTGTTCAGTATAATTTTGTATTATTTCATCAGTTTCCGCACTACCATATCCATTTTGATCATTCCATTCCGCTTCTTCAAGTGTTTGTGTGGCATCTGTTATTTGTTTTTTTAATTGTTGTTCTTCAGTCTTTAATTTATTAAGTGGTATATTTACTTTGGGAGCATTTCTTCTTTTAACATCTCCAAATAATGTTTGAAATCGTGCTAATTTTTCTTGGAAACCTGGTAAATAATTTGATATTTTTTCTATATCTGTTCGAGGTAATCCTTTAAATTTTGTACTTTTTGCTAAATTTAAACCTTTTCTTACTGATTTAAAAAATTCATCAATTTGTTTAGAAGCATCATACGATGCTAATACATTCTCTGGAATTGATTGTTTTTTATTTAATACAGATACAACTAAATCAGCAGTTGTATCAATTTCTTCTGTCGCTGATAATAAAGCATCAAAACTTTTCGCGTCTGGAACCGTTAATCCAAAGGGTTCGTCACTTGCGTAAGTCTTATTTAGATTTTTTGTTAAACGTTTTTTAATATTTATATCACCATCAAGTTCTTTTGAATGTAAGATTTCAGGCATTTATATATATAGATATTATTTTATTAATTTGATTTTCTAATAGAGACCATTATCTTTTACGTATTTTGATGCTGCTCCAAGACCAAGTCCTTGTTCTTTCATTACTTTTGAAACTATTGCCCCTCTCGCTGATTTAGATTTTGCTCCCCCAACTTTTGATTTTGATTTCTTTTTTCCTCCAGTTTCAATTACTTCAACTGCCTTTTTCATCATCGCTTCTTTGAGTGGTTTGAGGTTTTTATTAAGGGGTTTTGCTGCCATACCAACAGTGCGAATAAATTTTGCCAGTCCCTTTTTTTTTGTGTTGTATGCCCTGCCTCCAGGAAGTTTTGGCAGTCCATAAGTGTAGTCAACTTCTGCTTCTGGAACTTCATACATTTCACCAACTTGTTCTTGAGGATCAATATCTTGTGCTACTCGTCCATCAAATCCATCGATCTCTTGAACTACCCGATTTCCTAATGCCTGTTTAATTGGTTTTAAATTTTTTCCTAAAGGTTTAACTGCTCTTCCAAAAGTTCTAAGTGCTTTAGCAACACCACGTTTTTTAGTTTTATTTGCTCGACCGCCAACTGTTCCACCAGTTGATTTACCAGAAGTTCCAAAATTTGCTTCATTATCATAACTAGTGTCTCCAGATAAAATCATTTTACGTTGACGAGTCCCACCAACTAGCATATTTGTTGGTTCGTGAAAGTCATTTACTTTTTCATAATTTCTTAAAATTTCAATCAGTCTCCTATTATAAAGAGTATCGCCTTCAAAACTTCCTGGATTTCCTGGCATTTATATACTATTATATTATATTAAATTTTTGTATCAATTTATTTATTGAGACAAAAGTTGATGTGAAATTTAGATTTTTCGTGGCGTGCTTTATCATATTTTCTAAAAATACTACCGCATTCACAAGTATATTTTTCTTTTTGTTTTTTTGCTATTTCAATCTTATTTTTTTGAGCATATATTTTTTGTTTTTCTAAAATTTGTATTTTATTTAATTTATATATTTCTTTATCTTTTTTTGCTATTTTTATTTTATTATCATTTCTATATTCTTTATCAGTTCTTCCAGGAATCATTTTATTTACACAAACATATGTCTCTATATATTGTCGTTCTATTTTTTCTAATTCTTTTCTATTTTCTACTTCTATTTCTTCTAATAATAAAATAATACAAGAATCATATTTTATTATTAATTTTGATGTACAATATTTATCTTTAATATGTCCTCGTAATCTTTCTTTTAATGTTTGTATTGTTGAACCAATATAGACATCATTTGTCTCATCGCAACGCAAATAATAGATTCTTCCAATCATTTTCTATATACATATATGGTGTGCCTTTATTTCAATTTTTAACACATAAGAGATGCCAGTTTCCCTCGCGCCATACCACCCGACATAACCCCTCCTGATGCCGCTGCCCCTCGCATACCACTGTGCCGAGGGTGACGGACTAACGACATATTAAGTAATGCGCCGCCGACCATTCTAGACTCGGTTGCCGATGAAGTTGCTTTCATTGCTTTCGCATCTAAACATTGTTGCTTGGTGATGATGCCTGTAAAAGTACTTGAAGTACCTTGAACCGTTGTAAGCACTCCTGAGTTCACACAAAGGATAACAATCTCAGGAGTGATAGTTTCACCATATTGATTGACAACTTCAAGACGCATTTGAAGATTGTAATTTCCTAGAGATCCGCAGGTAATGTAGTCAGGAAGAGATAGATCATACGCAGGGTTAAGAACAATCATTGAACCTCCAGTAGGAATTAGTTGAATACCAGTAGCAGGAAGAGCATAATTGGCACTTGGTTTGACTGCTTGACCGCAGAATTGTGCCCAAGTTTGGTTTGACCCATTTCGAACCGACATACGCCAAAGATCATTTTGAGAACTGGAACTAAGAAGACCCGAGGCATTATTAAGATTTACACTGATACCTTTAATGGTAAGGAAAGTAGAAGGATCACTCCAATCACTACCACTCATTGGTCTACGTGCTACAATTATAATTTTGCTCGGCATTTGATTAATTTGAAGAGATTGAGTATTTAAATCAGCATTACCTCCTGCTACAATAGAAGTAGAGGCAGTAGTTAAATACCGAGGAAAATCTGTGTAAGGAACAACATTTTTGGATTCAATTAAATCACTTGGTTGAGTAGATAGAAATTTAAGAAGAAGAGTTGGAGCAGGATCTGCTTTATTAAGACCAACTTGGACTCCTCCAAATAGTTTAGAATCAGCACCACCAGCAGCAAGAGAGACAATGTAAGGATTAGATGCCGATAGAAGTCGTTTAAGACTAGAATCTAAATTAAATGTGAATGCCATATTATTTACTCCTACAATACCTTGGGCATTTCGTTCAGGATTACCCCAAGTCCAAGGAGATAAGAAAACAGGTTCAGTTACTTGAACCGAAACAGTCACAACCCAAGTATCAGCAACATTGGTTGAAATTAGACTTGCGTCTTGCCCACCAGCAGTAACATTGTGAAGAACAGTTAATGCTACTGGGAAACCACCACGACCCATAAGTTGATTATCATACGAATTATTTACATATGTTCCTAGAGGATTATTGTTAGCACCTTCAGCATCAGCAAATGAACCATAATCGCCATCAGGAAGAGAAGGAGATGCTCCGTTGTAATAAGCAAGATCTTCCCTAGAATTTAGTGCTAAAATTTGAGGAAGAATATCTTGAAGATTTACTGATACATTTGTGTTATTAATTTGGCAATTTACTGTAGTCATAAGTGAGGCAAGAGGGAAAGGAGCAAGAGCACAATCTACACCCCATTTAAGAGCAGGGTATCCAATTGGAACTCCCGTAAGATTGATTCTAAAAGTCATTCCTGCCCGAAAAAGTAAATCTCGTCCTAAAACGATTGATTCACTAGGAACTTGGACAGAAAATGCCACTGACGAGTTAGAAGGAGAAGTTGCTGGAAAGGACTGGTAGGTACAGTTTGAGGCACCTGATTCCACTGCGTAAGTAAGTTCGCTGGTGATATCCGCAATTGTAGCATCCTTAATTAGTTCGGTTTTGAAATCACTAGACATTATATAATAGTAAAAGATAATATTTATTATAAAATTGATTTAATTCAAATTAAATTATAAGGAATTCTTTTTTTCAAAGAGAATTTTTAATGTTACACTTCCTCCACTTTGTAAGACAAATGGAACAAGCGAACCATTTCTAATACGATAAAAAATAGAAATATCTAAATTGCTAAGAGGACTGTTGCCATACATTGTAATTAATCTGTTCTCGCCAGGCGGGACATATACTAAATTTGGTGTATAAGTTCCAGTTGAACTTACTAAATCTGTTATAATATTTGACATTGCTGAATTATTACCAGCAAATTGAATAAGTTGATTATTATTAAATACAAGTGGAGTTGATACATTATTTGATGCGATTGGAAGAGTATTACTACAGAAAACCATAGCAAGAATTGGCGAAATTGATGATGTTGTTGATACCTCTTGATATAAATTTATTGCTACATATTGTACATCTCCAGGAATCGCTGGTTGAGGTGGAACAATAGTTTGATTATTTGTTCCTCCAACATCTACAATTAATAGACGATAATCAGTGCCTAAAGTTTGTCCATATCCTAAATATCTTGCTGGAAAACTACTAAATAATCCATATAATGGAGCATTCATATATACATTAATTGCTGCTGATGTTGGTGAGTAATATTGTTCATTTAAATCATATGTTGCTGCGTTTGCGTATATAACTGCTTTTTGAGATGTGCTATCCCAATTAATTATTGGACTATATGTTAAATCTGGGGGATTGGGACTACCTCCTGTTGCTAAAACCATCTTAGCAGCAACATCTTCAAATGCTAAAAATACTAAATAACATAACCATTGATAAGAATACACATTATAATATCCAGTTTCATTAATTTGTAATCCATTTGAGGTAAGAGAAGGAGCAATTGGGACAGGAATTGATAAGTCTTGTGGTTGATATTCAATAAATGATTGTTCTGTATAAGAAATATTTGTTGTAGGATCTAACCAACTCATAGAAACTGAATAAATTGTAAGATTTGGATTTGCTTGATTAGGTTGGATTGATGGAATAAAAACAGGCATTGTTCCGGTATCGACACTGAAGCGAATAATTGATAAATAATAATCTTGAGGACAAAGTAAATAAGGTAAAGTACGACTTTCATTAAAATAAAAGGGTTGTGGATTTGCTGTGCTTGATTGGAAATTGCTTACCGTAAGGTCATAATAAATTTTCTCAGGTTGAACCGAATTTTTCACAGTATTTAATTGAGACATCTTATATATTAGATATATATTTATTTTCTATATATAATGGATTTACTTAGTTTAGAGTTTTTAATCTTTCAAATATGTAGCGACATAAATTATTATTTATCTATTGTAAAACTATTAAAATTAAATTAAATTATAATCTGTAAGGTCTAATTGCTCTCCCACTACATTTAATCTTTTTCTTTGGTTTAGATCTCTCTGTCCAACTAAATTATTATTCTCATCATAAACTTCGCCTGTGCTATAATCAATATAGATTATATCGTATTTATCCCCATATCCCCACTTATGTTCAAATTTCGCAAATGATGCTCTATCACTTGTATCTACTTTTGGTGCTGGAACAAATGGAACTAAAGGACTTGGTGCTACTACTGGATTTACCCAAACAATTGGTTTAGACTCAGGAGGAACTTCAATCTGTGATACAACTGAACTTATTACAGTTGGTGCTATTTCTGTAACATCTTTTAAACTTAATGTTTTATTATCGCTTGAAGAAGGCATATCATTTAAATATATTTTATCTTTTCTAAAATAACCTACTTCTTTTCCCTTATAAAAAACTTTATCTTTATCAATAAAAATACGTTTTCTATTAGATAATTCATATTCTTTTGGCACTTCTTTTTTTGGAACTTCTTTTACTTCTACTTTTTGTCTTTCTGCCATTTGTTGTCTTATTTTATCCTTTGCTTCTTCATCTCTTTTGTCTCTTATTTCTTTTTGTGTTAATTGAGGGATATTTTTTTGTTCAAATTTTGTTAAAGTTGGTATTTTTTCTCCTAAAGCAGCAACTTTTGCTTCTGCTGATACTATTTTTTCTCGTTTCGCATCTGCTTCTGCTTGTTTTTCTGCCGCATATTTTAATCTTGCTTGTTCTTGGATTTTTCTATCTTTATCTGTTAATTTATACATTGTATCTTTTTCTATATAAAATTTCTTACCTTCTCCGTGATACATTGCTAATCCTTGTTTTTCTAAATCTTTTAACCAAACCAGATGACCAGTTATATTTGACCTATACATATCTTCAACTTTATAATATTGAGACATATCTTTACCTTGTAGTTGTTTTAAAGTAAATGATTGATTAGGATCTGTCTTAGACCGATATAAATCAACTCCATATTTTGTATAAAAATCTTGTTTCTTTACTTTTTCTTTTTCTTTTTCTTCTTTTGCTGCTATTGCTGCTATTGCTTGTTCTGCTTTTTTTACTCTTGCTTGGTCTTCTTTCTGTTGTCTTGCTTGTTCTTTTGCTGTTGCTATTTCAACTTGTTGAATTTCTAGTTCTTGTCTTATTCTTTCTTTTTCTTCTTCTTCTTTTCCTATTTTTTCATTATAAGCAAGCATTGCGTCTCTTTTTGCTATCTCTTCAGGTGTTCTTTTTGGTTTTTCTTTAATTATAGATTTTGATTTTGGTTTTTTATCTTCTTGACCCATTTGTGATTCTTCTATTACTCGCATTTCTTTTTCTTGTTTTAGTTTTTCTTTTTCAGGAATATTTACTTTTAAGTTTGGTTTTACAGGTCTTGGTTTTGGTTTTTCTTTAATTATAGATTTTGGTTTTGGTTTTTCTTTAATTATAGATTTTGGTTTTGGTTTTTCTTTAATTATAGATTTTGGTTTTGGTTGTCTATCTTTTTCTCTTTTTACTTTAACTTTTTCTGTTATAAATTTTAATTCTTCTTTTGCTTTTTCTTTTTCTTCTATTATTGAATTTATTTTTGAAAGTGATTCTTTTTGTTCTCTCATTGTATTCTCTAATTTTAAATCTTCTAAAAATTTTATTATTTCTTCCGCCTCTGCCTGTTGTTGTGCTAATTTTGCTAATTGATTTTTTGTTTTTGTTTTTGTAGAAACAACCTTTTTTAATAAAGTTAGTGCTTTCTTTTCTTTTATTTTTCTAGTTTCGTCTCTTGCGACTGCTTCATCAAATTTTCTCATTATTTCTTCATCTGCTAATTCAGCATCTAATTTAGCAAGTGCTTCTTTTGATGCTTTGACTCTTCTTTCTTTTGCTCTTTCTGGATTATATTTAGGTTCTGGTTTTAGTTTTGCTAATTCTTTTTCTTTAGCAAACTCTCTAGCATATTTACGAATATTTGCTTTACTTTTTTTTGCTAAATCCGCAATATCTTCATCTTCTGCTAATTCAGCATCTAATTTAGCAAGTGCTTCTGCTTTGACTATCTTTTTTGGTAGTGGAGGACGTTTCCTTTTTTCTTTTGGTAATTCTTTAACAAACTCTTTAGCATATTCTGCTTGTTTATCTAAATTAGCAAGTGCTTCTTTTGCTTTTTCTTTTTTTTGTTTATTTGTACTTCTTTTAAAAGTTTGTGCCTTTAATTCCGCAAAAATTTCTGGATTAATTATTTTAGGTGCGGGTTTCTCAACCTTTGATTTTGGTTTCTCAACCTTTGATTTTGGTTTCTCTACTTTTTCTTTTTTTGGTTTTTCTTTTATCATAGATCTAAATTTTTTTATTAAAGGAAAATTTTGTTCTTTGAATTTTACAACTTTTATTTTACTTGGTGTTGTAGCAAAAGATTTTGGTGCTTTAAGAATTTTTACTTTTGGAACTTTTACTTTTTTTTCTTTTTTTTCAGCGAATTTTCTTTTTTTTAATAAATTAAGATTTGCGACTTTATTTTGGGCATCATCTTTATTTGTCTCAGTTGAAACTACTTCTTTGGTTTCTTTATTAATTATAGTATATTCTTCTTTGTTACGAACTTTCCTATATTGGAACATATATATACTTAATGGTTATTTTTTATTCTTAAATAAACCATTTTAAAAATATATAATTTATCTCTTAATTGTTGATAATATCCCATTAATTTATTGATTGTAAAGTTAAAGAAATACATTATATATATTACTATATAAAATTGAATTGAAATTAATTACTAAAATATATAAGAAAATGTTTAAACATATTAAAATTGATGGAACTAATTTAATATGTTATGAAAATGGAATTATTTTGAGACAACTTGAAAATAAAAAATGGACTAATTTTGAATCTAAATTTAAAGGTTATTGGAATATTAATATTAATAAAAAAAAATATTTATTTCATCGTATTATGATGTTTGCGTTTAAAAATTTTGATTTAAATAGTGATTTAGTTGTAGATCATTTAGATAGAAATATTCATAATAATTATTTATCTAATTTAGAAATTAAAACTAATCAAGAAAATCAATTTAATAGAGATGCGAAAGGATATTCTAAACGTATTTATAAAAGTGGAAATATTTATTGGAGAACTCAAATAAAAATTAATGAAAAACAAATAACAAAATGCTTTAAAACTGAAGATGAAGCAAGAAATCATTATTTGGAACTGAAGACGATTCATCACCAAGTTATTGAAAATATATATAGTAATTGACAAATTTGAGTGCTGACCTCAACTAACGATAGGCGTCCCCATCTTGCTCTCCTTTTGAGATTTGTCTTACGATTCTACCAAGAATCGAACTTGGACTTATTTGTTAACAGCAAATTGTTCAAACCACTAAACTATAGAATCATACATATATACATAATATTATTTTTTATATTCTTTTTTTTATTCTTCATCGCTTTCATAACATTTTAAACATTCCCGACAAAGTGGACATTTTGTTATTTTATCAAAACACGTCCAACACAGAGTATGCCCACACAGTGTCTTTGTTTTTGTTTCGCTGAGACAAACACAGCATTCTTGAATATTTAATACGATATTATCAAATTTATAACAATTTTCATATTTATTTGTTTTTTTAATATAATAAATTAATCCACTTTTTGTATCAAACTTTAATTCTCCTAATCGCTCCATCATCAGTTGAAATCCTTGATAATTTTCTGGCATTGCCCTATCTTCATACAATTGTAATGTATTCTTAATTATTGATAAATCTACTATTTTTCCACTTGGATTTGCTTCAGTTGGTGATGTTGTCATTACATTAATTTGAACTTGGACTTTAATTCCATCCACCTTTTCTATCGCAAATACAAAACTTCCTTTGGAAATTATGTGCTCATAAAATTCTTCCATTTGATATATTAAGATAACAACTTGTCTCTATATTGTTTTAAGATATGTTATTATCACTATATAACAAATCCAATTTTAATTTTATTCTTTTCATATTGTTCTTTTGTGATTCGTTTCACCATATATTCCGCATCATTTTTATTTGACTTATTTGCTTTTGCGTATCGCTCCTTTTCTGCTGGATCAGTAATAATTCCATAAAATTCATATAATTTCATATTTTTGGCATATTCTTCTTTTCTTTTTTGTTCTATAATTTCTTCTTTAAATTCCTGTTCTTTTAATTTTATTAATTTTTGTTCTGTTTCTATTCTATTTTCTTCTTTTCTTTTAATATCTTCTTCAATTCTTTTTTTATCTTGTATAAAATTATATTCTCGTAATTTTTGTGATTTTTGTTCTCTTTCTACATATAATTGATGATTTTTTTCTGCTTCTTTTTGTAATTGTAATTCTAAATAAATTCTTTTATCTTCTATTTTTTTTTTACATTCATCACATTCAAAATAACGAATATTATTTATTGCTTGAGTTTTACTATTTAAAATTACTCCACTTGCGTCAAATTCAAACCAAGGTTCAGGTCGTTTTTCTTCGTGTGTTTTATGAGTATGATAAATTTCAAACATATAGGTTATGTCTCCTACTAATGCTACATCAGCAATTTTTGTTCCATTAAAATCAAATCTATATTCAAGCATTGCTTTACCTTCATACTTATCTAAATTAAATGATTTTGTATATCCACATTTACATTGAGAATAAATATTTATTGATTGTTTATTATCTAATTTAGATTTTATAATATTTTTTGCTTCTTTATGTATATCACTTTCACTTGGATGATCATAATAACTACAATTATTTAATGATTTATGAGCAAAATGATGCCTATTTATATTTCCTTGTCTCAATACTACGTCTGTATTACAATCAGGACATTGATAATTATTAGTTTTTTTAGCAAAACTAGGAGATGAATATTCATTTGTTATTTTATTTATTGCTCCCATAGGAAAATGACTCATTGTGATATATTATTATCTAATTTGTCTCTATATCATTACTCTAACATTTATTAAAAATATGACACCTCTTACCTCTTATTTTTTTCTTTATACTTATTATTATTATTTATTTATATAAAGGTGAAAGGTGAGAGATGAATAGTATAAATAAAACTCATATATGA